CTCTTGGTGGTGGATCTGATCTACAATCTAAGGGCGCATTCGCCGCAAAACTTCCCGGTCAAGCTGATGCTGTCTCGGGCGAAATAGGAAATAAAAAAACTGTGAGATCAAAAAGAGATGTGTTCATGCAACAAATGAAACGTAGAATGGCAAAGCGTAGACTAACTATGTCTTCAGAGCTTCCTGATTTACCTGATGTTTCAGAAGGTAGATCTTATGAAAAAGGTGAAGGTCCGCTTGGATTAACATCAAAACTGCCTAAAAGACCGGGAGAAAGAGAGCGTGAACAAAAACCTACACGACAACTTAAACATGGAACTTCTAATACTGGTAGAACTCTAACTAAAGTAGATATTTTAAAGAAGAGACTTACTGACCTTCAAGGAACCAATACTGCTGAGGATGAACTTGAGACTGCGGCGAATAAGGCTATAACTGCTGCGGATAAACTATCGGATAAACAGCAAAAAACACTAGCCAAAAATACTAGGCGCAAAAGTACAGTAAATGTTAAGGCTCGTAAGGGTCACGAAGTTCCATCCGATACAACATTGAAGGATTTACCTAAGGATGCACAAGGCACAGTAAAAATTGGCAAAAAAGAGATAAATACCAAATTCGGTTCGGATGACGAAGAAGATAAGGTAAATCCTAAAAAAGTAGAGCGTGGTAAGAGAGTTGTTAGAAAAAGATCTGCTGACGAGCTAAATACCTTAAGAAATCCTAAAGGTGCAGCCCCTTCAACGCTTGGTCAAAAACGTAAAAGTGTTAAGACTCGTCACGAAAAACCTGATGCATCAGAAGATCCTTCAAGTTCGAAGGGGGGTCTAGGAACACAAGTAGCTAAACACGATCCTAAAGTTAAAGCTTTACCTAAGATTGATCCTAAGGATGTTGAGGATAAAAATTTCGCTGCGCTCGATACTGGTAATCCTGCGAGATCAAATAGTAACCCTAATGACCCTAGGCTAAAAGCTGGAGACGAATACCAGCGAGGCGTAGGCAAACCCAAGGATAGCCCTGAGCGCGGAGGAGATGAAGGTTCTAAGGAACAAAAAAATAGAGCTAAAAGAGAAAAAGCTGAAAAAGACAGACAAAAGTTACCTAAGGAAGTTAGACGTAGACGTAAAGGTACTAGGTTACCATCTGCCAATGGGGATACTATAGACGATTTAGAAGACCTACATGGGCAAGCTCTCATTAATCAAATGAGAGGTGATAAAATGGAGTTCGCTAAGACTAATAAGAAATTCATATCTGACGTAGAGAAGTGGGATACGAAGAATGCTAATAAAATAAAGAGGAAGAATCTTAACAAACGTCTATCAAAAGAATTCACCAAACAAAGGAAAAAAGCACCTATTAATAAAACTATAGATGCCTTAAGAACCAAAAGGGGACAAGTAGTACCTAAAACAACTAAAAGAAGTAATAATACATCTAACGATGGGCCATTATACTAAAAGTAAAAAATCATGAGACTAACAGACACATTCATTATTCAAAACCTTAAAATTCTATCTGAATCAAAATCAGATGGTCTTATGAAGATTAGCGGCAAGTTTCAACATGCTGACGAGGAAAATAACAACAAGCGTATTTATCCTAAATCTTTACTTGAGCGCGAGGTTGCTAAACTACAAGAGTCTATTAACGGGCAACGTTTACTAGGCGAGCTTGATCATCCCGAGTATGATTCAGTAAAATTAAGTAATGTTTCACATAAGATAACTGGACTTAAAATGAAAGGTAACGAGGTTATTGGTGAGGCTGTTCTACTTAATACTCCTGCTGGTCAAGTAGCCCAACAACTTATTAAAGGTGGAGTAGCAGTCGGTATCTCTTCAAGAGGAATGGGAACACTATCTGAGATTGATGAAGGAAGGAAGCAAGTAAACGAAGACTTTAATTTAGTTACGTTTGACCTTGTAGCTGACCCTTCAACTAAAGGTGCTTATCCTTCTCTTACTGAGTCTACTGTTATCCAGAAGATCGTAGTTGATACTTCTAAGAAGATTGAAGAAGAAGCATTACTTCTTAACTTACTTAAAAAGAAGTTTGATAATATTTTTGAAGATCAAGAGGTGTTTAATTTTGAAAAGCTACGTGTACAAGGTAAGAACAGAAAATTAAAGTCTGGTGATTGGAACCCTGATAACAAAGGATATGTTGATGGGAATGATACAGATCAAAATGTTCAAATTAGAACCAGAAGTAAACCCAACAGACACGATAGATCCCGTGGTGGTGAAAAATTAGCTACTACGGGTAGAGCAGAGGCCAATTTCAATGCTGCTCAAGATAGTACCTCTAATAGAAATAACCCTTTAAAGCAAAATGCTCACAGGAAACGATGGGCGCGAGCCAATCCCCTTGCAGCGGCAAGGCTAATGGCGCGCCTTCGAGACATGGGAGGCTGAGATAGAGGCACGGAAGCAGCAAAATATAAAAGATAGGCGTAACAGATAACCTAATAAGTAAATAAAAAAAAAATAAAACCCTATAACACTCTACTAAATAAGTAGATATAATTGAAAAGGAAAAACCACAATTGAAAAATATCGCAGAACTATTACCGGAAGGACTAACTGAAGCTACATTAGACGCTATTGCTGCTCTTGTCGATGAGACTATCAACAAGCAAGTGGATAAAATGAGACGTACTGATGAAGCTAAGATTTCCTCTTTCCTAAGACTTAAAATTGATCAAATCAAGGAACATGCCCTAACTGAGCTTTCACTTGAGAATGATACTTTCCGTAACGCTACTCTTTTTGAAGAAGTACGAGGCATGATGTCTTTAGAGATTAATACTAAAGATTCAGAAACCAGTACTTCAGAAATTGTATCAGAGAATAGAGAACTAATGGAAGAGCTTGAAGTTCTATCCGAAGAGTTCTCTAAGCTACTTACGGAAAACGAAACACTTCATAATAATGAAGATGCTTTACTAGAAAGACTTTCCAATGGGGAAGATAAGCTAGAAGAAGCCAAATCACGTAATGACGAATTACTTACAGAAGCACAAGAGAGTTCACCCGAACCCTTCCACTCTTCTGAACAAGCTAAGGTTATTACTGAAAACGTAGACAGAGGTACTGAGGTTGCTCCTGTCATTAATAATGAATTCCTCACTGAAGGTGTAATGTCATTAATGGACATTACCGACTAATTCGCAGTAATTAATCAAATGGAAAATAAACATATTAACTCACTACTAGAAAAATGGGATAAAGCCCTTGAAGGTATTGGGGATTCATGGACCAGAAAAACAACTGCCCAGCTTTTCGAAAACCAAGCTGCTGCTATTCTCAGTTCTAGGATTGACGAAACGGCGACAACGGTTGGTAAGCTAGGCACTTTTCAAAAGTTCGCATTCCCTATTATCAAGAGAGTCTATCCCGAGCTTCTAGCTAACAAAATCTGTGGTGTACAACCTATGCCCGGACCTGTTTCACAAATCTTCTATATCGGTCACGATAGAGAGTATGGTGCAGCTAAGGAAGCTATCTACAACAAGTACCAACTAACCTATAAAGGTCTAACAGCACAACCAATCGGTTCTGTTGCTGGTGAGAACATCGAACTAGATTCTGGTGCTTTTGATACATCTGATGTATTACAGCATGACGGTGCTGGTGCTGCTTCTGGTACTATGGGTGGACAAATCGCCGCTTGGCCTGATGCTACTTCTATCCTAGGCGTTAACGTGTCTGCGGGTGAAGCAATGACTGGAACGGGAATCCCTGAGATTAACTTCCACATTGAGAGTCAACCTGTTGCTTCTCGTACACGTAAGATGAGAGCCCTTTGGACAATCGAAGCTGCTCAAGATCTTAAGGCATATCACGATATGAACCTTGAGGCTGAACTTACTGATCTTCTTGGAAAAGAACTTCGTCTCGAAATTGACCGTGAGCTTATTGAAGACCTTCGTGGTCTAGCTTATAACCTTGCATCAACTAGTGTTGGTGGATTCAACCGTTCTGCGCTTGATCAAACTAACTCTAATAACTTTGCAGATGATGGTACGGGATTCGTTCCTGCTCAGTACCTATATGACTTTACTACAGCTACAACTAACCCTGCTGGAGATGCCGTTGACAGTAACCTTTTTGTAATTGACTTTACATCAAGTACTTTCCCTTCTGCTCCTCAACACGTTGGTCACATGTACGCTAACCTTCTTGCCCTAATCAACAAGGCAAGTCAAGATATTTATCGTACTACTCTTCGTGGTCCTGGTACTTGGATTCTAACGTCTCCTCTTATTGGATCAATGCTTGAGTCTGCTGCTAAACTTGAAGGTGGTATTAAAGATAGTGACGGCCCAACTAACATGGGTAACACTTCTATTGAGCATAAAGGTAAATTCGCTGGTAAGTACGACTTATTCATCGACCCTCTTTATCCTACTGACGAGATTCTTGTTGGTTATAAAGGCGCAAGTCCGATGGATGCTGGTTTTGTATATGCCCCGTATATCCCTCTCCAAGAGCTACCGACTATCCACGATCCTGAGTCTTTCCAGCCTCGTAAAGGATTACTTACACGTTACGGAAAAGCAGAGATTACTCCTGCTTCTAGATTCTATAGAATCATCCGTGTTGTAGGTCCGACTGCCACGTATCTCGATACACCATTCGGTAAATCATCATCTAACAGTGTTATTAGTTAATACCTAATCAAAAGTTAGACATATCTTACGGGAGGTTGAGGAATTTAAACCTCAACCTCCTTGTTTATTATGTATAAATATAAATGCACCTCAAAGTTTACTATGCTTCTTTTTATTGATGATGTTATAGTAGAAGTAAGACCTAATCAAATTATTGAGACAAAGGGAGAGGTTGATTATAAGTATATGAAGCCTATAGTAGAAATAAAAAAGACTGTAAAGAGAACGGGAACAAAGAAGAATACTAATGCCAAGTAAACCTAATATGACGAGCTACGGTGATTCCGGTAGCGAATACGGAGGAAAGTTAGCTACTGATGGAAATCCAAGTAGAAATATTGCTGATGGTGTTGGTGAAAACTACCTTACTGATGAAGTAGATTTTAGTAAGTTCGAAGAGACTATTAGATCATACATCTTAGGTACATTAGGATATCCTACAGTTAGAGTAGAGCTTACTAACTTTCAAATTAAGTTAGCGATTGATGAAGCTGTTACCTTCATGTCTTACCACGCTCCAATGTGGACAAATCAATTCCTAGTATTTGATGCATCTGCTGGACAAAACACTTACGAACTTCCACAGTACGTAATGAACAACTTGGAATACGTTGTTTATAAGAAGAGTCTTTTAACCATTCAAGCTCAGTCTAATACGCTTGAGTTCGACTTCTTTATTAAATACTTCCAAGACAACTTCCTATTCTCTGATTTCAGCGTAGGGGAGTTTTATATGTTGCAAACTCACATTGAACAGATTCGAAAGATTCTAAGCCAAGAAGGTACTTGGGATGTAATTGATAACAAATATTTACAATTAAGTCCGTTCCCTTCCGCTACCCCAGACCCCGTGATTGTTATATATAGAGGTATATCATCTGATACAATCCATCCTGCTTATAGGAACTGGATTCAGAGATACGCTACAGCTAAAGCAATGATTACCCTTGGCCTTGTAAGAGGCAAGTATGCTAGTTTACCTAGTCCCGGTGGAGGAGCTTCACTAGACGGTAAGGAACTCCGAGAGGAAGGTAAGATGGCAATGGATGAACTTAAGAGAGAACTAATTGAAGATTTGGAAGAGCCCGTTCCGTTTTCAACATTCTAAGGGCAACACAATATTATGTACAACAGAATTAAAGCATTGGTAGAAATGGGTCCAGCCGCAAGAGCCTATAGGAAAGCGGTAACGAGGGGAGACTGGAATGATGCTGATGAAAAGTATGGAGAAATTCCAGTAAAAAGAAGTAGGATGAGGGCGAGAAGAGACGCACAGCGGATTGGACAGCATGGTGGAGGAGATAAGGAAGAAGATGCACAAGAAGTGAAAACTACTGTTGCTGCCCTTAAAAAAGGAAAGCCTGGATCTGACACGCAAAAAAAAGCCTTGGCTGCGGGTGAAGAGCGGGAAATGCGTATTAGAAGGAGGAGGGACAGTAGAGCTAGGCAAGCAGCAAGTGGTGGTAGAGGCCCAGGAAGTACAGTTATAGATGATGAACCAGATAGACCAGCAGATGACGATTGGTATAACCCAAGGTAATATTATTATGTACGACAGAATTTATAACTTACTACTAGTAAAGGATTGACGGAGATCTTGATTTTAAAGCTAAACCTTTATAGATAAATAATGAAAAAGAACTTCAAAGTTAGTCACCAGATTATACCGCTCCCTGAAGAAGTTGAGGAGAGTGGTCTTAATCTATTTGACCCATCTAACCCTGATATCAATCTATTTAATAGCATTGATGCTGAGGCTATTAGGCTATCTGGATCTAAGATGTACCTTTATAAGTACTATCAAAGTGAAGGTAACTACGATGAAGTTTACATGGAGGATAGACAGAAAACTATCTCCAGAGAACCTATAACTGTTATGGGCCATTACGAGCCATCAGTATTGGAAGAGCATCTATCACAGTTCGGTATTGAGCTTACTAACGATCAACTGTTTACTTTTAATAAGAGTTATATTGAATCAATCGTCGGTAGAACTCTTATTCCCGGAGATATTATTAAACCATACTTTCAAAACCAAAAGTATGAAATTATTGAAGTACAAGAGGATTCATTCGAGTCCTATGGTGTTTATCACCTAATCGCAACAGCCAAACTCCTTAGAGATTCTGAGAGTACTGTTGATACCCCATTACTAAACCAGTCAGACGAATTAACTGACTTTGAAGGAAGATACTAATGAAAGACGAAATTGAAATTTGCCAACAAATTCTAGAAGCTAATAGCCCTATCACTGGAAACGAGTTAAAATCTCCTTTTGCTAGAAGAGGCTCTTCAGCAAAAGCTGGTTCTGCTTCTGAAGAAGAAAGAGCCAAAGAAAGAAGACTTGCTCAAAACCCTGGACTAAGGGGACAGGAATCACAAGCACTTATTCCAGACCATATTAAAGATTTAGTGGCTAAGATGAGATCTCATAGTAATAAAACTGGTGAAATAGGTCACATTGATAGAAGTAATGATGATGACACATCTCACCCAAGTAATCTCATTAAGAGGACAGATGATGATGAACTTGATATTAAGGCAATTAAAGATGCTGCTGCCAAAAGAAGAGAAGCAGGAGAACCAAACCCACTTCTATCCACGCCTGAAGTGAAACCAGTAGTTAAAAAGAAAGCAGGTAAAAAGAAAGCAGGTAAAAAGAAAGTAGTAAAAAGACCTAGAGTTAAAAAGGCATAAGCATGGGAATCGAGAACTACACAACAATTGATGAAGGGGAGATTTACCTTTCATCTTTAAGTGATTACGGAAGGGATACTAAAACTATCCTGACTAACTTTATTGACGAGTCTTCTAAAAAGGCTAATCATGTAAGTATGATTTACCGTAAAGTTCTCGAAAGTCTTATATTAAGGTTTGGTCGCTTGAACTACATTTCATCTGAGCAAGAAATAATTGAAGTAAAAACTTTTCACGCTAATCCTGAGAGAGCTATAGCTAAACTTAATCAAGATGATAATATTGTTTTACCTATAGCTACAATTAGTAATACTGGCTCAGACACGGATGAAAACAGAGTTCGTTATAAGGGTGTGCTTATTCATACTAAATATAGAAATCCTATTACGGGTATAGCTTATAGAATTGTTAGCCTAGCACCTAGACCTATTAATATATCCTATGAAGTTAATATCTGGGCTAAATACATTTCTGATTTGGATCAACTTACGGAACAAATTCGTAGAGAGTTTAATCCTCATATTAATATAAGTACTTCTCTAAGTAAGAATAATAAGGCATTCTTAGAGGGACAAACTAATACTTCAGAACTATCTACAGGTGATGGTGAGGATAGAGTTATTAGAAGAACGTTTAATATTACAGTAGAGACTTATGTACCTTACCCAGAGTACCTTTTAACTGCTAACAGTAAGATACAACTATTTACGACTCAGTTATATAATATTATTAATGGTCCTATAGATAAACCTTCTGACTTTACTACAGCTACAACTAACCCTGCTGCTGGTGAGTTTCCTAGTGATACTGTTGTTGCTGTAGCAGAACCTGAATTAGTATTTGAAGCTAATTCTATTACTCCTGATTATGGTCCTTATAGTCAAGAGGTTTCGATTGAGATTTTAGGTGAAGGTTTATTTAACGATACCTTAATTACTTTAGATGGTAAATCTGCTACTAGTGTATTTACTGGCTATGAAGGTACTAAGATAGTAGCTACTTTTGCTGCTTTTGATGAATCAGATAACGGTAATCTTATTAGTATTCAATTAGTAAAGCCAGGATATGCCTTAAGTGATGCTACTATTAATTTAAGTAAGGTTTATAGAATTTCTCCTGTGCCTGATATGGTTTCCACATCTGCTATTATAGTTGAGGGAAATAGTCTATCTAATAGCGGATTAGAATTTCATTCTGTAGGAAATAACTTTAATAATTACTTACAACCTTATTATAGTTATGATTCAGGTAAAGTCGTTTTATATGCTAATGGACTTCCTATGGTTACTGATATTGTAACTAATAACTCAGTATCAGGTTATTTAGAAATGAGTAATGTTTTTAGTAATGTTGAGGTGGATGTAATCCTTTCTGGTCTTAACGGATCATCAGGGGAGTTTGGTGCTATTACACTTCCTGGATTGGATTCTGTTACACCTCAAACATTAGTCATTGATTCAGTAACTCCTGCTTATGGCCCTTACGGTTATGGGAATACAATCGAAATTACTGGTGCTGGTTATAATAATATTAGTCAAACGTCTGCTTTAATTGGAGGTGCTTTAATGACCAATGTTTCTATATCACCCGTTGCATCAGGGATGACTATTAAAACTCCTATTGTATCAGAAAATTTAGCAGGTTTAACTATTGATATCGTAGTGAGTTCTACCGATAACGGTAATCAAACTGACACATTATCCGGAGGCTATACGATATCACCAGAACCTACCGTATCCTCTGTAAATGTAGTTACTACAAATGAAGTAGCTGCTGTAACTGTATCTGGTGCAGACCTTAGTGGTTATATGGTAGGTTACGGGACGTTAACTAATAGGACTAGAATTGTAATTAATGGAGTTCATTACGATACTGATATTCTTTCAGACACACAAGTATCTTGTAGCATACCTATTACAACAACCTTACAAGGCAATACTTACGATGTTACACTTTCAAGTCTTAATGGTGCAACCACATCATCCAGCGGAATTACATTTGAATCAATTGCATCTAATACTACAGAGGTAGGGTATATTGATCCTTCTAGTATTGCCAATCCTCTTGTATCCGTAACTGTACCTATTGAACATTCTAGTACTGAGCCTACCTTTTATATGGACGGTTCAGCCTGTGATGTATTCCCCGTAGCATGGACCGCTGATAATAAGATTGACGTAGTTCAAGTAGTTGGGCCTGTTAGCGGGGGAGGTACTGCTACTCTTAGTAATATTGGTTCTGTTGTTGCCCCTAGTGCAGGTCAATTTAGTACTTTAGAGCTTAGTGGAGTAACTTTAGAAGTTGATGTGGTGGGTAAAGCATCTAATATGACTTCCCAATTAACTAACACTTCTAAGGAAGTTATTAGAAATGGTGTATTTATTAATGAAGAGCATTTCCACTCCCTTATTACTGACAGTACTAAAGCATCTACAAGTATTGATTATTCTATAGGTAATGTTCAATCCTTCATTACTAGAAGATCTGATACCTCTGGTATTGAGCTTTGGATGCTTATTGCGAATGATAACTTTGATATAAATAAAGATTCAAGTAAGGGCGTTAAAGATGGTAGTGTAGACTATCATACAGAGATCTCTGGTGAAGTATGGTTTAAGAGTATGCAACTTACCGGATTACCTGCTGGTTATAAGTTATATGCTGAGTTTGAAGACCCTAGTATGGATTCCGATAATGGTTATATTATCCGTCCTGTAAATAATAGTGGAGATACTTTCGAGCAATTACTAGCTAACAGACAAAGAATTATTAGGCACTATGTAATCGGTCCTAATAATGCTGCTGGTTTAGCTGAAGCTACTAGTCTACTAGAAATGGATACTTATGGTCAAACTATAAGTGGTGTTAATACTTATTACGAGCTTCCGGGTTATGGCGCACAAGCAGAATATCACCCTGAAATTACGAGTGACTTCAAACTAAAGAAAAGTCATCCTGTAGGGGAGGCTTATGAAGGTCTTGAAACTAATGATTATAGATGTTCCACCACATATACCCACGTATTAGATAATGCTGTGAGCGGTACAATAGATACTGGTTACGGATGGCACAGAGAGTGGAATAATGATACAGATTCTAGAGGTAACTTAAATATGGCTCAGGGATATTACCATCCTTATGATCATATTAAACCCGGAGCGTCTGGAGGTAAACTAATTCAGTGCGCTCAGGGATGGCAGAATAATAGATGGTTATGGAGAACACATCAACTTCAAATGACATACATAACCCAACGTCATGATAGTTCTATAACAAGTCTACAGGGGGATATTGTAAATGCTAGTGCTTTGGCTTACGCTAATGCTGATAGTACAGGGACTGAATTATTCTCACCTTGGTCATTAGTTATTGGTGTAGCTCAAATGAATTACTGGTTCCCTTGGTGGTGTATTCAAAATGCTCCAGGGGCACAGAAATCGGGTATTAGTGGAAGAGAAATGAGTCCTGAAGACAGAGTATGGAATTTACCTACAGACGCTTCAGCTAGTATGTACGGGTATGGTCCGGTTTACTCACAAGCAGGAGATCATGAGAGAGATATAGATTTAGTAAGAAACTTTTGGAAATCAGGAGATATTACATTTAACCCTTATGAAGGAATGCATACCGTAAGATTTTTACAAACATTTAAGCCTTTAATATACTCTTGTAACTTAGGAATTGCTAAACATATAATACGCCAAGAAGCTGCTCACTCAGAACATGTTCATAGTAAATATATTGTAAAAAATACTCACTACACTGATATTATTAAGCCGGGTAAAGTACTAAATGGACCTGATGATTATATGTCATATAACTTTAGCTTTAAGAGAATGAAGCAATATATTGATGATAATCACTCTACTACATATCAATGGGGTAGACAGAAAGGAGATAAATTCCCTTCATTTAATAGACAAATAGGACACCCTATATGGTCTATTAGTGAAGGTTATAGAATAACTGATCCTTCTACAGATAGAAGAGCAGATTTATTTGAATGGGCAGACGTATTTAAAGATTTTTTCGATGCTTATGTAAGTAACTTCGGTAGTGGTGGCGGCAGGGATCAAAATATGAATTCTGGTAATTTTGGTCAAACTAGTATAGTAAATGCATCTGGGGATATGCCAGATTTTACTCTGTCTTCAAATGATGATCCTTTAGAGCATGAGGGACAAACTGGATTTGAACCTGCGAATATGGGAACTATATCCTTATTCATGAACGGTTTAACTGCTGTAGTAAACTCTTTCTATGGTTTTGGAAGTCCTGAAGCTAAAGGTATCTTCTATAGAAGTATGGTTTTATATCCATACTTTATCTGGAAGTATGCTGATGATATAGGTAATGAGTATGCTCAAGCTTTTATTGGTCAAAGTGATAATTTAGATGGTTATAAGAATCCTCCCCCTCTTATGCCTGTAGGATGGGATTTCAGATCAGGTTTTGTTGACGGTTGGTGGGCAGCAGATATGAGGTGTGGACCTTTCTTATATGCTGGTTATATAATGACCGGAGATATTAAATTCGTAGAATGGTATTACAAGCTTATGACAGAAGATTTCTTAGAGGATGGTATTGTTGGAAATTCTAGTCTCATTGGAGTAGGGCAAACACCTATAACCGATGGATGGGAAAGACCTGTGAATTATATTAGTGCTTTAAAGTTATTTAATCAAATAGCAGGAGCAGAAGCTTCATCTTCCTTAGAATTATCGCGTACATGGGCATCTTATATGGCTCCATTTGTAGCTCTATTAAAGCACAAGGGAAGCATTACACTACCTGTACCTAATGTTCCTACGTCATATTACGCAGGATCTTTAACTAATCAAACATAATTTATGAATAAATAAGTGTTAGAGATACTTTTAGCCAAGTAAATATATATAGATGAAGAAGATAAAAAATGATAGTGTACAGTCTTTTGAACTGTATCTAAATACGCCTAAAGGTGTGGAGATCAAATATCTTACACCAAAAGAGGTCATTATAGTTCCTGCGAGCTATATCTCTGATCAAATTTCTACTCTCCAAAAGAGGAGACAACTTAACATTACTAACGCCTAATTATGCCATCCTTCCTAAGTCCCGGAGTTTACTCATTTGAGACTGATAACTCTAATTATTCACCTACGCTCAATGGGTCTATTGTAGGTATTGTTGGTTTCGCCAAAAAAGGTCCTACTAATGAGATTACCCTTATTACAAGTGCCGAAAACCTTATTCTTAACTTTGGCGAGCCAGATGAAGCTATCTATGGTCAAGGTATAGAAGCTGCTCTAGAATTACTAGAAGTTACTAACCAAATCTATTTCATTAGAGCGGTTGGTGAAACTGCTGCTGTAGATGCTTCTGCAATCGTTAAGGTTGGTGGTTGTCCTGCTATGCAGTTTGATGCTAGTGGATTCGGAGTTACCACAGACCTTTACCTTAAAGTACAAGTCTATGATAATGCGGGTGTATCCCAATTTGCTTCACCTAGATCTTATGCGTGCCCTTCTGGCACAGCAGATACTCAAGCACAAGCTATTAGATCAGTTGTTGGAGGAGCTTTAGATTCCGATCAAGTTGGTGTATTTTATCCCGATGGAACTACGACTAACGGTTATATTGTAGGAACTTACGCTGGATCAGGTGCAACTCTTGATGTATCAGCTTTTAGTGACTCTGGTTACTCTTCAGATTTAAGTGCATTGAAGTTAGTTGATATTACTGGTGCTGCTGGATCTTTAATAACTGCTGGAGTTGCATCAGGAACAGAAGTAAACTCAACTGGAGCAAGTGGTTTAGGTTACTTATCTGAATCAATCTACCCTGGAACTGGTTATAATGCTGGTATTAAGTCTGATGGTTCTACTAAAGGTAACTCTGTAGAAGTAGTAGCTCTCGGTGGACAAAATGTTCTATTACAGGTAAACGATAATGGTTTCGTAACTGAATCCTTTAAAGTTTCTCTGGTCGGTTCAGGGATCTTCGTAGAAGATGTTATTAATACTGGAGCGACTAATCTTGTCTCCCAAATCATTAAAGGAAACCTTGCTAAGAACCTTAGCGATATTTCTGCTACTAAACTACTAGGGTTCACTACAACTCTAGGCTCTATAGGTACTACATCTCTTCTTGGTTCGCTAGGAGGTGCTGCTGTTGCCGATGCTGATGGACTAAGGTTCGTTAAGTTTATCGAAGGAACTTATAACTTAGCTGCTGGAACGGACGGTGTTCCTGCCCTACAAGCTGATAAAGCTGCTGCCCTTATAGGTAATGCTGCTTCAGAACCTAAAACTGGGATGCAAGCCCTAGATGATCCTGTTGTGGATGTATCATTAGTAGTGGTTCCGGGTGTAACTGATCAGTCTGTACAAAATGCTCTTATTACTTTATCTGAAGCTACACAAGATTTCTTAGCTGTTGTCGCGCCTCCTTATGGCGTAGGTAATGCTCAAGATGCTATTGACTGGTCAAACGGTCAAAAGACTTCTAGAACAGCTTCTATTACAAGTTCTTATGCTGCTATTTTCTGGCCTTGGGTAAAAGTGTTTAGCACTTTCGACGGGGTAGATAGATGGTATGATCCAAGCATTTATGGTTTACGCCAAATGGTTTATACCGATAGTGTTGCAGAGCAATGGTTTGCTCCTGCTGGTTTCCGTAGAGGTAGACTTACTAAGCCTACTGCTACTGAAGTTAGACTTAACTTAGGTGACCGAGATGCCCTTTACAGTGGTGGAAACGTTATTAACCCTGTAGTAAACTTCATCCAGAACGGTATTACTATCTTCGGACAAAGAACTGCTCAAAGATTACCTTCTGCTACGGACAGAATTAACGTTCGTAGATTAATGATTCACTTACAGAAACTAGTTAAAGCATCCACGCTTGCTTATGTATTTGAACCTAACGATCCTATTCTTTGGGGTCAAATTCAAGATGTTCTAAACCCTGCTCTACAAGATATTAAAATGCGTAGGGGAATTAGAGAATTCAGAGTTGTTTGTGATGAAACTACAAACACCCCTGTAAGACAAGACAGAAACGAACTCTGGTGTAGAGTTGAAGTTAAACCCACAAAGGCTGCTGAAATGTTGGTCTTTGAATTAAACTTAACAGCGCAAGGTGCTGATTTAGGAGCATAATAAACTATGGCAAATTTTTACAAGTCTGATTATACTAGAGATACGTCCCAAGGGACAGCAATGCCCCTTGTCTCCACAAAGGCTGATGCAAGGAGATCTTATGAGTGGGAAGTCGAATTTAAGTTACCTGCACTTCAAAGCGCGGCATTAGATACCTTTAATCTTGCTGCTAAGAAAGTATCTGGTTCAGGATTCAAAGTGGATAAAATCCAAGTTGATCGTGTAAATGATAAAACATTTTATGCAGGTAAAGCTACTCCTGATGAACTTACTGTTGTATTTGATAACCTTAAAAATGATGATGTTTTAGCAAAGCTTTATGAAACTATGAAAAGTTCATACGATCCTAATACAGGAGTATTTTCAGGGGTAGACGAGTATAAAGGATTGCTTAATGTCATTCAATTGAACGAAATTAGAGATCCTGTAGGGGAGTCTCGTTATGTGGGAGCTTTTATGACCTCATGGAAACCCTCTGATTTTGACTATGCTCAAAATGAGTTCCATACTATTACCTGTACATTCTCCTATGATTTTGTTGTACAAAAATCTATAGTTTAGTAATAAACAAATAAAATCTAAAAAAAACCCAATCCAATAAACTGTTGGGTTGGGTTTTTTTCTATAATAATATAATGAACAATTTTTACACAGATCTCTTAGATAGTTATAGTAAACTTAAAAAGAGACAATTAGTGCTTGAGGATAATGAAGAAGCTATTGTAGCTGATGCTGAGAAGTATGCTGCATTACAAGCTGCTGAAGCTACTGCATTGGGCTTTATTAATACCGTAACTGATGAGTGGATGCCTGTAGGAAATGTGCAAGGCCTTGAGATGAAGAGATCATCTGCTAAAGTGGCTATAAACAAGTCCGTAGTGGTTAAAGGTTTAGGTCACGCATGGTCACACGGTATTAAAGTAGTTGACGAGAATGGTCAACCTGTAGGAAGTATTGATGATTTAAGATCTCCTTGGGGAAGATTTGTAGCTAAACTTGTTCCTGAGATTGATGCTGAGATGAATAATAAAGAGGTATCTGGAGATGAGCCTCAAGTAGATGAAGGAATCCCGGAGGAGATGTTAACTCCGGAAGAGCAAGAGATTGAAGCATCAGAAAAGGCTATTGGCGAAGTTAAGAATATAATATGTCAGTCAGTAGAGTACCTTGAAAGCTTCTTTCACAGGTTAAAGAATAAACATAAGAACTATTCTGATAAACAGTGGTCATCCAAAGATAAGATAGAAGATAGAGGTAGAGGACAGGAATATGACTTTAAGCACATGTCTTCTCAAATATGTGACGATACTCCAGAGGCTCTTTCTACTAGATTCAGAGAGATTAGAGGAATGGTTGTACAGGGGTCTTTTAAGTCTCTAAAAGAAGACTTTGCAATTCCTGCTGATGATGCCTTATTCTATGCCACCAACTACTTGGACCTTATTGAGAGAACTAAAACTTCTGGTTATTTAGATAGTGAAGAGTCAGTGTTTACTATTTCTGAGAACTTTTCTGTAATTGAAGGCGACTCCCCAGAAAATTCTTTTATAGTATTTAAAGGTGAAGATGGTATATCTGGAGCAGTAATGTCCCAAGCATCTAGTCCTATGCTTTATGATATCGTAGACATGATTCATGGTGAGATCGCAGATAAGTATAAAGATGATAATATAATTAAAGGAATTCCTAGACTTTCACCCGACAAAATCAACTACAGGTTTAAAACACTTGGAACTGATATGGAAAAGATTACTCGTCTTATGAGTCTAATGTCTCACTCTAAAACTAATATGGCAGCAGGAGAGGGTATAACTAATACTCTTCTTGAAATCATGAATAGTTCAGGAGGGGAGATTATTGAGGGGCTTAATAACATTGTACGCTATTCTCTTACTGACGTAGATAAAATGTCTAACGTAGACCATGCCTATTCTCTTAGAGATGCATTCGGATACGTTGATGGTATGGATGATGAATCATTAAAAGAATTCATTCTAAGTGCTGATAGACAAGTTGCTATTCAATGGTCAGCAGATCAAGCTAAAGAATGGATTAAGAAAATGCTTCATGCTATTACCACAATTAACTCCAAAAGTAATATGATGCGTAGACCTATCGGGGTATCTGAGGTAGGAACTGACATTTTTCTTGGCTCTAAAGCTGATGTGATAGAATATTACCCTACTAACTTCGCAGAAACTATTTTAATGAATCAAGGTGTTCCTCCTGATAAAATACAAAGATTCGTTAAGTTGAATCAAACTACAGGTAGAGTAGGCAATGAGAAAGCAGGCACAGCATCGGATTCCTCTGAAATGTTTGGACTTATGGATTCTTCTTATGATTCTGTGAACTTTAGCCTTAAAATGCTATTCTCTCCTAAGGAGAAGAATATTAGCCTAGGCGGGTTCAAATACGACACCTCCCTAAATGGATTATCTACTTACCTAGGTCACAGAACTGGCGCAGGAAGGGATCAACGACAAGCGATGGCTATAGAAGGTATCACGCAGTCCTACGCCACAGGAACGTCATTAAATGAGTCTAGTATAAAATCAGTAGCTCAGGACGTTTATACGAGAATGTCAGATGTAGAAAAGCTCTTCTCAGTAGGTCTTGGTAAGTTTATTGATAAAGACGGCATCAACTTAGAGAAAGAACAGAAAACTTACATTATGGATCTTATTGATGATTTCATTGATAGAGATATTTTTGAAAGTTCTGTTAGTTATAAGTTAAGACAAATCAAGACCGATCCTTCTAAAGAACTTAAGCCTAAAGAAATGGTGGAGATTGCAGGAGCGTTACTTGTACAAAGGATGAAATATGATATGTTTCAGCCTAACAAAGGCAAGTTTGAAATTCAAACTGATCAGGACATGAGAGATCATCAAAAGAAGATGTTACACTCAGTAGGTCTTATGATGCATATGAATGGTGGGTGTTCTGAAGAGACTTTAATGCAAGTAACTGATTTACCTAACAATGACGTTTATTTAGTAAGTCAGAATGATCTCATACATAATGCTATTAATCAGCTTAGTCAGATGATTGATTCTGGAGAGGGCATTCAATATAAACCCGGAAGTACGACTATTGGAGGTTATTCTCTTGAGTTTACTAAGGATAATAAGATTAATCTTAAAGGACCTGGACTAGGACCTACTGCCACCAATAGGCCTCTTAACTACATGTCACTCTATTACAAGAATAAAAACTTTAAAAATCTTACGGATACTACTCAATCTCTAACTATGCAGGTAGAAGCTAATAGGCTCTATGTAGCTGACCAAAGTTATTATAACCAAGCTCAACAACAAGAAAGCTCCATGATGGGCGAGAGCATCAAAGAGCTATTTGAGAAACAGAACGAAGTTATTAGTAAGTTACTAGAGAGCTTGGCTAAAAAAGAATGAATCGTCTAAAGTAAGAATATCATCTAATAAAAGTAGGACATTCCTTTCATCTCCAAAAGATAAGAAGGGGATGTCTTTTTGTTTAAGTATTAACTTGAGTTCTATATTCATAGGCTCGCTTAGAGTAACGATAGCCATAGCTTTACGCCTATCCTGCTTGAAGATCACTAGAGAGTCTTTGTCACATTTCGCACAATCTTTTAGGTTTTGGCTGATAAATCCGTGTAGGACGCTAGTATTATTAATTAGATCTAATATATTTAAACTTGAATAACCTCTTTTAGCCTCTATAACAAACCTAAAGGTTAATGGAGTAATTAAATCACCATATATCATTAAATGAGATGGGAGCTTGTGGGTAGTAGCAAATGCTCCTGATCCCGGTGTTCTAGCAAAGTCAGTAGTATTAAAGCGTTTATTGAGTAACTTGGATAAATCATTCTCGTATTTGTTTCCTTTACGCTTACCATTGATTTTTTTTGGTTTCTTTAGATTTTTGAGGTCGTAGTTATCTTTCATAGACTATTATAGAGCATGATAAAAGATCACAATATAGATTTATCTAAACAGTTAGATTTTACTGACGCTAAAATCAAAATCGAATATAGGAAGAGAAACAGAATGAAAATTATAATCAAACTTAATAAACAAGAAACTGAAGGATTCACCCAGTTTATGAATGCTACTAAGCCTACCGAGGAAACAGAAGAGAATTACGCAAGGAATATCTTCTTCATGGGATGTGAAACGTTCCAAGAGCGACTAGCTGAAGCGGTAAAGAATTACACAGGTGATGCTCCTGTAATTGAAGGTGATGCTCCTGTAATTGAAGGTGACGAGCCAGAAAGTGTAGAAGTACGCACAGTTGGAGAGGCTGTTCCCCTTTCAGACTTACAAGACGGAACAATTGAAGAAGTTTAATATACAAACTTTAAAAGGAAGTTCTGCTTTAAACAGAGTACTTAAAGAACAGAAAAATACTCATGAAAAGATTAGTATTTTATATCTCTCTCCTTGGGACAAACCTTCTATTAAATTAGAATCTAAACTAGAATCTAACGAAGAAGCCATTAATAAGCTTTATATAGTGGATACTTTTGACACCCCTCACGGAACTGCTATCTTCAGAGTAAATAAACTACCTGCCTTAATTACTATTAAGGATAGATCCAGAGTAGAAGATCACCTTCCTAATGTCTATAGATTATTAGGTATCTGATTTATAGACAACATGGGCGGTATAATCATCTATTTTTTGATTATACCGCTTTGTTTTCGTATATAATCTTTTTAGGCTATTAATAATTAAGGTCGTGAAGAAGTTGAAGGCACTTCCTCTTTCAGGATCGAAGGTATTGAGAGTCCTTACAATCAGTAGCATACAGTCTTGCTTCGCATCCTCAGTATCTACATTGAAGGTGAACCCACTTATGATCTTGCTGATTAGGATATAAAACATGCCCATTAGCTCATCCTCGTTTTTTTTATTCCCCTGAGTGTATTCTAAGATTAGAGCCTCGAAACGGTGGTTGTCGATATATTTCGCCATATACTATTATACTATGAATATAGAAGATCTATTTAAAAACGAACCCAAAGAAGAAAATCCTTGTAATGGATGCTCTATATTAAAAACTCCGGGAGAGAAGTGTATAACACAAGATGTAAGAGAATGTGATATCCTCTTTGTAACAGGCAGTTATAATAAGTCTAAGTTCGGTAAGATTAGTCCAGTTGGATTTATTGATAAGCAGTATATTGAAGAAATTCTATGTAGATATAATAATAACCCTAACCTTAAAATAGAATATGCTGCTGCTGTAAAATGCCCCTCTATTACCGAGAGGGCAATGGAAACTGCTGACTTTCATATTTGTAGGAAGTATATAGAACAAACTATTAAAGACGCTAACCCTAAAGTTATTATTACCTTAGGTAACCTAGCTATGAAAATGGTAACCAAGAAGAGTGGAATCTTCTCCAAACGTGGAACTGAATTCCAAATTGAATTAGATGAAAAAACGTACACTGTTATACCTACTCTTGATGCTGGTCATGTTGTCGCTGAACCTAGCCTAAAGTTTTACTTCGATGCTGATATAAGAAATATCTTAGCTAAATATCTGGGAGGAGCAAAGGCACTTGTTTCAGAATATACTTATATCGGAGAGATTGAAATGCTTGAAGATTACGATTGGCTATGCTATACTAACTTAGAAGTAGCTGTAGATATTGAGACAACAGGATTTGATTTCAACAACGACTACATTCAGACTATTTCCTTTACTACCAAGAAGGGGACATTTGTTATTCCTTGGAAACATAAGGATTCTCCATTCATAGAGGATCTTACTGGAGTCCATGATTTTGTAAGTCGAGTGTTGACTAATCCTAATAACGTCAAGATCTTCCATAACTCCTCATTTGATGTGAAATTCCTGATGGCTGAGGGTATTAAGGTAGAGAACGTTAGGTGTACTGCTGCAATGGCTCACCTAGTAAATGAAGATATGGTTAAGAAGCTTATTAGCCTTGTAAAGATTTATATTCCTGAAAGGTTGGAGAACTTAAGATGCTAACAATTGTAAACCCGGAAACATTTGATTGGGCTAACATTTCCCTAACAGATTGTGTAGAAGGTAATGCTCTAGATACTATTTGTACTTTAGACTTATATTATATTTTCAAGGAAATCATTGAATCAAACGGTCAGCTAAACCTGCTAGAGAACTTAGTATCTAAAGGCCAAGAAGTATTCACCAAGATTGAGTATCAAGGTGTTGATGTAGATATTAGCGAAGTGGATCGTATTGATGAAGAATTATCAGAACTACTCGTAACTTTAGCTGCTGACTTGTATGAATTCAAAGAGATTAGAGAAGATACCAATATTGGATCAGATATGCAGATGGCTGAAGTATTATTCACTAACGAGGATGGTTTTGGATTATATCCTCCTATGAGAACCGATGGTGGAGAACCCGCAATAAATATAGACTCAAGGGTCTTGTTACTAAACCAAATTAAAATGGAACTAGATAGCCGAAATGGCAAAGCGTAAAGCAGAACTGTTAGCTAAACAATTAGATTTAGTATCAGAGGATCTGTATAATATGGAAATTTCTTATAAAGATGCTTTAATATTTCTAAAACAACTAATTTTGGCCTCTGAGGCAAGAGATATAAGTGGCAACTAAAGTAAAAGTAAATAAAGAACTAGAGAAGTTAATTAGTGCTTCTGTTATAAAAGAAGTAAGTACTGCAAAGCTAGAAACTGCTGTAGAATTCCTAGAAGCACTACAAGCTTATAAGACTAACTTCCGATTAAAGAACACTTACACAAAAGGAATCCGTAAGGCCTATGATTATAATGACAATGGTAAGATTTATTGCTCGTATAAGTTCGATATGGCTAGAACGGGTAGGCTTACCTGCTCATCTTACAGCGCAGGTAAAAGAGACAACCCTCTTTTTGGAACCACAAAAGCAGAGAAAGAAAAAAAGATCTTCCCAATGGGGGTTTCTTTCCATACGCTCCCAAGAGAAACAGATGTAAATATTCGTGATGCATTCGTAGCTCCTGAGGGATGGGTTTATATTACTGCTGACTTCTCTGCTGCTGAACTAAGAATCCTAACTCATATCGCTGATGAAGCTGCAATGAGAAAAGCATTTGTAGAGGGATTAGACCTTCACTCATATGCTGCTTCTCTCCTGTATGACAAGGACATTGAGCTAGTTGATAAAGATGAGAGGCAGATTGCTAAAGCTGTTTCTTTCCTTATTGTATTTGGTGGCGATGAACATACTTTATCTGAGAAACATGCGGTATCATTGTACAAAGCTAAGGAGATCATTGATAAGTATCTAGAAGTATTCCCTGGAGTTAAAGGCTATATCGAAGCTAGAAAACAAGAGGCTATGGAAAATGGCTTTGTAGAATCTATCTTCGGACGCAGAAGGAACTTAGGTAATGTAAGGTCTGGAAGGAAGTATATCGTAGAGAGAGCCTTGAGACAAGCGGTTAACGCCCCTGTCCAGAGTTCAGCATCAGACATGATTATCTGTTGTATTATTTCTATTGATGAAGAGTTTGGAAAGAGAGGAATGTTAGCTAGGATTGATAACTCGGTACATGATAGTATTGAGCTTGTATGCCCTAAGAATGAAATGGTAGAAGTACTAGAGATAATTCATTACCACATGGTAGTTAACCCTTACATGAAATCTCAGTTTGGAATAGAACTCTCGGTTCCTATGAGTATTGACGCTGAGGTCGGTAAAAGTTTCGGGACGGGAAAAGAAGTAGAATACACAGAAGATGGCAGAGTCTTAAACAAAGAGGAGTTGTTAGAACTATGAAAAAGTATAATATTTTAAATGAGTTTTTTGACGATAAAGTAGATGAGTGGCACAGTTCAACAGAAGATATTGAAATACATGATTTCTTAAACCTTACAGAAGGAGAGTTTAAGAAAATTTTGATTAGTGGCGACCAAGTAATACTTAAAAAAGTGTGGTATAATTTTCATGGTAATGTTTGAATGTTTAGACAGAGGCTATGTCCAACTGATTGAACATATGGGAAGCGACTTGTCGGTAGTTAATGCAGCCAGATGTTCCTTCGATAAGATTAAAGAAGAGTTTGACGAGAAGGATACAAAGTTAATCAAGTACTTAGCAAAGCATAAACATATGCTCCCGTTTAGGCATCCTCAAATCTCACTTAGAGTTCATGTTCCTATCTTTGTACTGAGGCAACTAGGAAAACACCAAGTTGGATTCTCCTGGAGTGAAGTTTCACGTAGATATATTTCAA